CCATAGACTTTTGCTTTATCATAGACAAAAGCATTTCCAGTAAGGTTCTTGGTAGATTCAATGTAACCACCTTTTGTACCTTCACGGCCATGGACCATGTGGTTTTTTGTAAGCTCGATTCGGTAGAGGGTTTTACCATCAACTTTAATAGATTCGTCTGTGAGTTTATATTCGGTCATAAGATTTTTTTTTGATTGTTGTTTTGTTTATTAAACAATATAAACAAAAGTCTATTGAATGTCAATAGGTTAGTAAAAATAAAAAAAACCTAAGAGTATCAGTCTTAGGTTTCTCAAACATTGAATTTACTTATAAAGAAACCTTATCGTTTCCAGAGACCTCAGTATTTCCCGAGACATTAGCCTTTCCAGAGACCCTAGCCTTTCCAAAGACCCTAGCATTTCCAGAGACCCTTGCATTTCCAGAGACCCTTGCTTCATCATAGACCATTGCTTCTCCAGAGATCTGAGCCTTTTCAGAGATCTGAGACTTTTGAGAGACCTTAGCATATCCAAAAACCCTAGCGTTATCAGTAACTACAGCATGGTCATAGACCCAAGCACTTTCATAGACCTCAGCACTTTCAGAGACCTCAGCCGTTCCAGAGACCTCAGCCGTTCCAGAGACCTTAGCCTTTCCAGAGACCTGAGCATTTTCATAGACATTAGCATTTCCATAGACAAAAACATCTCCGGTTATAAAAGCATATCCAAAGACTATAGCCTTTCCAGAGACATTAGCACTTCCAGAGATTTTAGCACTTCCAGAGATTTTAGCATTTTCAGAGATTTTAGCATTTTCATAGATTATAGCATTTCCAGAGACCTTAGTCTTTCCAAAAACCTTAGCATTATTAGTAGCAAAAGAGGTTTCGGTAACATTAGCATTACCATAGACCTTAGCATTGCCAGAGATCTTAGCGTTTCCTGAAACCTTAGCATTTTCGAGAACCTCAGCATTTCCAAAGACCATAGCCTTTCCAGAGACCTTAGCATTATCAAAGACTTTAGCTTTTCCAGAAACCCTAGCATTATCAGTAACTAAAGCCTTCCCATAGACTTTTGCGCTATCATAGACAAAAGCATTTCCAATAAGGTTCTTTTCTGATTCAATGAATCCGCCTCTTGTACCTTCACGGCCGTGGACCATGTGGTTTTTTGTTAGTTTTATTCGGTAGAGGGTTTTACCATCAACTTTAATAGATTCGTCTGTGAGTTTATATTCGGTCATAAGATTTTTTTTTGATTGTTGTTTTACTTATTTATCAATGTTTGTTGTTTTGTTTATTAAACAATATACACATAAGTCTATTGAATGTCAACCACTATTTATAAATTTTTGCTTTTATGTTATTAGCATGCTGTATTAGGTTGTCTGTGGTTCCTATATCAGTCAAAAATTCTTCTAGTAACTCATAATGTTGTGGTATTTCTGCTAATGCGAAGGCAGGAAACTTTTGGTCTTGTATGTAACCATTCCCACAATCTTCGTAAATTTGAGGCTCATACATATATGAGTTTAAAACTTTAGATTTTTTTATAATTAGCTTATGTGTTTCAGATAAAACCATAACATAAACGAACCTTTCGGATTCATTCATATTAAATTTTTCTAACATGAGTTTCTTAAAAAAGGTTTTCTCAAATAAAATAAATTCTTTAAACTTGTACATTAATTAAATATTTTGCTATGAAATATGAGTCTACTATATCAGATATAGGATTATTTATACATTTTTTACCAAGCAAATTTTCTAGATTTAACCCAGATTCTTTCGTGAAAAAATTATACATAATATCTTTCCCAGAATTACCTTTACCTGTGGCGTATTTTTTTAGTGAAGTAGGAGGAACCTCATTTATGATATATCCAGCTTTCCATAATTTATGTTTTAAAAGTCCTCCATTTTCAGCAATATTAAAAACTTTACCTCTAGAACCCATCGAATAACCTTCAATCATAATTTGTTCCACATTGTAGTCTTTACATAATTTAGTAAAATGTTCGGATATGTGATTATACCTTTCCTGAGCAGTACTCCAGGGTTTTATTAAATCCCCTCTTATATTTTGATAGGTATTTACATCTTTTGCCTTAGCGGTTAAAAAAAATGAGTGTCCGTTTTTGAATGAAAACTCATCAGAATTTCCTATAAACATTGCCGGACAACTCATCGAATAATCAATTCCTGCTATAATCATGTGTAGTTTTTTTTATATTTATAACCACACGTATTCTTTTATTTTATAGCCAATTCCATAGTAATTTTAGGAATAAGTATCAATAATTTTTTCTATTTCTTTTGAAGATTTAACTCCAGAGAAACGAAAAACTTCAACCTCATTTTTTTCTACTATTATAGTAGGTATTTTTTTAATGTTTGCGTAATCCGCTAGCATAGGTTCATCCTCTATTTCTATAGTTTCTATCTCAAATTCTCTAGTCTTTTGGACCTTACCTAAAATGCGCCCCAATGATAGACAAGGGGCGCAAGTTTTTCCGTAGTATTTTTTTAATGTAACCATATTAACCTTCACAGCTCGAACAGTATAAATCATCTATTTGCATTTTTTTCCTGGCTTTTTCTTGCGCCGAGTTTATTGAATGTTGATAGTAAAGAGTTTTTACACCGGATTCCCATGCACTAATTATTAATTTATTGACATCTTTCACTGACATGGATGGAGAAACCATAAGGTTCAATGATTGTGCTTGGTCTATGAAGTTTTGTCTAACGCCTGCTTGATTTATTATAGTCATTTGTGAAATTTCAGCAAAAGTCTTAAATACATTTTTTTCATGTGTAGTTAAAAAGTCTAGATGCTGAACAGAACCATCATATTTTTTAATCGAATCCCATACTTCTTTAGTGTTAAGATCCTTTGTTTTAAGCAATTCTAACAACATAGGATTCTTGACTGTAACCTTTGCTTTTGCTAAATCTTTAACATAACAGTTAGACCAAATAGGTTCTATAGATTGTGATACCTGACCTAATATGAATGCCGATGATACAGTAGGCGCTATAGCATTTAATGTTACATTTCGGCGACCATAAGATTTTAACAACTCAGGTTCTCCTAGAGTTTTTGCCATAGATACAGATGCCTTTACCGATTGTGTTTGTATAAATTGAAAAACTTCAACGTTCAGATCAGATGCTTCTTTTGAATCAAATGGAATCATTTTAGATTGTAAAAAAGAGTGCCAACCAAGAACACCTAAACCCAAAGCCCTTTGATTTTTTGCAAATGTATAAGCTCTTTCCATGAAATAGAATGCTCGTCTGTCTGCTATATTTTCGCTATCTCTTTTTTCTTCTAGTTTCTCGAGAAATTCAGTTACGACTGTATCTAGAAAAATAGTAAGAATTTCAACTGCGTTTGTAGTTTTCCACTCTTCATAATGAAGTAAATTCATTGAACTTAGTACACATACAAAAGACTCATTTTCGTTAGACGAAAGTGCTATTTCAGAACAGAGGTTAGAAGCATAAATTTTCATGTCTTTATCTTGATACACATCAGGTGCCATAGAGTTCATGGTATCTGAGAACATAATATAAGGATAGCCAATTTCAGATCTTCTTTGTATTACCTTGGCCCAGATTGCTCTTTTTGCTGAATCTCCTTCTATCATTTTTTCCATAAAATCATCAGAAACTGTAACTGCGTGAGTTAAGTCTTGAATAGGAAACCCTTCTGTACCAATCTTTAAGAATTCTTCTATATCTGGATGCTCGATCGGTAAGTAAGGAGAAAATCTGCCTCTTCTTGTATTTCCCTGCGAAATATTATCGACTACAGATTCATAAAGGTTCATAAAATGAACCGAACCAGGCGCTTGGCCGTTATCTGTTACCTGAGATCCTCTAGGTCTAATATCTCCAAAATATCCAGAAGTGCCACCACCCATTTTTGACATTTCTCCTACTTCTGTTTGACCGAATAAAATTGATTCAATCGAGTCGCCGACATAGGAACCGAAACATGAAACAGGAAGCCCTCTCTGTTTGCCATAATTTGCCCATACCGGAGATGATAGTGAGTACCAACCTTTGCCCATATTTTCATAAAAGGTATCGGCAAAATTAGGAATTCCACTAAGGTTTTCTGCACGAATAGCAATGCTTTTTATTCGCTGAGAAACATCTTCTCCTTCGCTTAGATAACCCCGCTCAAGAAACTTAATGGTATCGGGCGTTACCCAGTCGAACTTTTTTCTATTTGTCATTTTTTGTGTGTTATGTTGTTAAAATAAATCGTCTTTTGTTATTGACTTCTGACGTTTTGTGTAATTTATGCTTCTCTTGTTGAAAAAATCTGTATGTTTAGTAACCATTACTTCATCATCAAACCATTCTGTGTTCAATAGGTCTTGGGCGTTTGGTGTGAATTGTGGAGTTATTCCTATTTGTTTCATAGAAGTATTAAACCTATTTTCGATAAATGCTATTGTTTCTTTTTTAGAAAGAAAATCTAAATCTCCAGATTCAAAAATCCAGTCAATAATACCTAATTCAGCATCATAGGCTTCCAAACAAGCATCCTTAATTTCTTCTTGTAATCTAGTAGTCCACCAATCTGGGTTTTCTTTCTTTATGGTATTAATTAAATCAAAGCCAAAATCAGCATGAATTTGTTCTTCTTTTGATGTTGCTTCGACTACGTTCGACATACCTTTCAGGTAATTCTTATGCTTATTAAAAGCCATAATAACAAGAAATTGACTAAACAAAGAAACATTCTCGACAAAAATAGAAAATAGAATAATAGATTCAAAATATTCCTTATTATCTACTAGTTTAGAATTGGTTATAGCACGCTCAAGATATTTTATTCTTCTTCTGATAGCAGGAACATCTAATAGTTCCTCGAACTCGTCATTTAGACCTAGAAGTTTAATCAAATTGGAATAGGCATCCGCATGGCGAACCTCAGATTCTGAAAATGTAGCCCCGACAGAACCAATTTCTGGTTTTGGCATTCTGCCGTATATTTCACCCCAGAATGTTTTTACAGATACTTCAATCTGTGAAATTGCTAACATAGCACGAACAACTGCTTGTCTTTCTGCTGTAGACAAACTAACATTTATATCCTGTATATCTGATGTGTAATTAAACTCATCATGAATCCAATAAGAATGCCGAATTGAGTTCACATATTCTTCAAGCTCTGGATATTCGTATGGTTTTAAGTTTGTTCTTTTCCTGAATATATCCGGTTTATTTTGATTCCTGTATATAATATAAGACTTTGCTACGTCTGATAAATCACTTCTCATGAGTTCTTTCTCGACAAAATCATGTATGGTATCTACAGTAGGTATATAGTAAGAATCCTTATTTATCCATAATTTTTCTTCTACATTTTCGGCAACTTCTATTGCTAAACTCGTCCAGACATTACCTATAGAACTCATAGATTTTTCTATGGCCACTACAATATTTGCAGGATTGAACAGTACTATTTCGCCATTTCTTTTCTTTACTTGTTTTTTCATTTTTTTTAATTACAGATGAATAAATTTTATTGTATAGAATTTCCTATTTTTCCTACCATCAATTTAGTTTTCCATGAACCACCAAGTTCTCTTTGATAGAATTTATCAGCAACTTCAGGAAATTTAAGAACATCAGCATCGTCTTTAGGAGGTTTTCTTGTTGGTTTTTTTGTAATGCTTGTCGCATCTTCGTATGACATACTGACAGATTGTAAATCGACACCCTTAGGTAAATTTTTTCGTAAAAATCCTAAAGCAGCACCAGACATTTCAGCATAGGATCTTCCCATTTTAATGTTC